CCCTCATCTATCGTATATAATGGGGGATTAATTCATTGGTGGAAACAATGAAGTCGCTACATAAGTGACAAATATAAATCGAAGTCGGAGTTGGCTTCACGGTACAAAAAGTACCAACCCCTTTAGTCGGGGATTTAATTCTTAAAAGGAGAAATAATATGACTAATTCAAAAGAAAGTTGTTGCACAGGTGATGTCGTGTCTTCAACACTAGATAGAGTTGGCATCAATCGTAGTTTGCTTATTACCCTCGCATTACTTCCATTCGCATGGGACGGTGTTAATTGGGTAGCAGGCGCTGTTCGTGAACTTTGGAATCTTATCGCCAGCGTATAATACTATTAGGTAATAGGAGTACTCAATATGAATATTTCACGAAAAGTAAAATTTGGCATTGCAGGTGCTGTTGCGGGATTCGCAACTAGTTTTGTATTTGCCGATGACATTATGCAAGAACAACGAGCAGAAGAAATGAAAGCATTGATTCACGATGTTCTTGATGATGCCGATGACCGAGCATCTTTTTTAGGAGATGGTGGTTCAGTGTCCGTCAATGTTCATGGTTTTGTCCAAACTGGATGGACTCATGATAGCAATGATGGTGATGCAACCCAAGGTTTCAGCATTAACCGTACCCGATTAATTGTTTCTGGCGATGCTTATGGCTGGGACTATAAAGTTAGTGGGCAATGGGATGATGGTGATTCATTCACCCTTAAAGATGCGTATGCTGATTGGAACGGATTCCGTGTCGGTCAGTTCAAGACTCCGTTTATGACGGAAGTTCTTGGTTCACAGACAGATACTCTCGCAGCAGAGCGTTCTGTCGTTTCAAGTCAATTCGGACAAGGTCGTAGCCAAGGTGTTCAGTACGGATATCGTACTCGTCTTGGTGGCGTAAGAGTTGCATACACTGATGGATTTGATACTGCAAATGGTGCAGGAGTCCAAAATGGTTATGCACTTACTGGTCGTCTTGATGCCCGTGTTAGAGATTGGCTCGGTGTTGGAGTTGCTGTTTCACACAACGACCTTGACACAACCGATTATAACACTTGGACAGCAGATGCCACATTCTCATGGTATGGTATAGATTTCACTGGTGCATATGTTGCAACATTGGATGACACCAACGGTGATGATTGGGGTACTGTTTGGACAGTTGCATATCAATGCACTGATGAGATACAGGGTTTCGTTCAATACGAAAACGGTGTTCTTGACGGTGTTGATACTGATTTAAGCATTGCAACAGTAGGTGTCAACTATGCACTTAATGATAATGTTAAGTGGACTACCGATTTAGGTTATTCCTATAACGGTATTGATGCAGGTTGGGGTCTAGGTAGTAGTGGATGGAGTACCACCTCAAATGAAGGTGAAACTCTACTTCGCACTCAGTTGCAAGTTACATTTTAATATTCGGGAAGATTCCCGACACTTCGCAACCTCTTGGAGAAATTCAAGGGGTTGTTTTTTATACATATTTACATGGAAAGAAAAGCATTTACAAATTTAATGGAAGCATCTGCAAGAGTACTTCTTGGCGAAACACATATGATTGGCAAGACCGTTATTGTGAAAGGTAAGAAGGGAAAAGTAGTAAAGCAAGTGAGTTCTGATGGCAAAACAGAATCTGATGAAATTTATCAAGTAAAATTTGAAGATGGTACTGTTGAAGATATCCCTGCAAGAGATATGGAAATGCAAGGAGATACTGAAAATAGAAAAGAGCCTAGTGAGAACGAAGCAGAAGATATTGTAAATTCTGAATCCGTTGAAGTGGATGAAAAATGGCAAGGTGGAGGAGGGATTGACGATTTTTCATTGTCAACAAAGTACGGCGGGAAACCGTATCAAGGGGCTGAATACAATCCTAAGAAGAAAACCAAAAAACCTATGTTCACAAAAAGAACGAAGAAAATGACACCAGAGGAAGAACAGGCAGCACTAGATTTTTATACTCGTCAGGGTAAACCACTCAAGAAAATTTTTCCTCGGAAGAAAAAGAATGAATCCGTTGAACTGGATGAAGGTAGGATGAAAGAAATTGACATAAGAAGAAAAGAAGGGGAGACTCCTGAACAAATTGCCAAAGGTATGAAAGTTAATGTTAAAGATGTAAAACATGTTTTAAGGGGTAGGCGTGAGAGCCCACACGAACGATTGGCAGCCGCCATTGATCGAATTAAAGCATCACATGAATCCGTTGAAATTGAAGAGAAATTTACAATAGTCGGTTATAACAAGAAAGGGAAGAAAGTAGGGGGATATACTGCACTCGGACAAAGAGATGCTGATTCTGCTTCAAACACACTAAAGAAGGATTTTGGTGCCAGTAAAGTTGAAATTAAATCTAGTGGTGGGGACAAGACTGAATCCTTTGAAATTGAAGAGGGTGGAAAAGATGTTGTAAAAATAGGTAAACCTATAACAATTGGACTTGATATTAAAAATCCAATCGGCGATAAAATGAACAAAGGAAGAAAGAAAAAATTAAAAGCCAATGAACCACCAAGTCAAGACTTGTTAGACACAATAACAAAAATAGTAACTGATTATAACACAGGAGCAATTTACAAAGAAGAAGTTGAACTTGAAGAATCTTATGACAAAAAGGGTTTATTGAAGAAAGATTTGACTCATGCCGTTCACTCCAAAGGACCTGATGGACAAATACACTTCACTACTAGAAGTAAAAAAATGGCACAATTCAAAGCAAAGATGTACACAGATGCCATCCAATGGACAAAAAAAACCCATCCCGGATTTGATATAAAGATAGTACCACATGGAACACCTAATGGAAAGTCTGTTCACAAAGACCATGAAAGATATTATGGTAAGACTGATGAATCCGTAAGCAAGGATATAAGGGTATAATTTCAACAAATTGAAAAAAATATAATAAGGAATTTAATAATGTATGTTAGTGTTAGTTATGATAATGTGAGTGAGCAAGCCTTTGAACCTTTTTTCAAAAGGGCTTATTATGAAGGAGATGTCATACCCAAAAATCGTAAGGGTATGCATAAATGGATAATGGACAATAGAGTTCCATTGTCCGAATCTGAGAATATTAGGAAGGCTAGCAACTTCTTTATAAGTATTCTTGAACGAACAGATATAAGACAAATAGCATCGCAAGGATTGGCAGCGGCGCCTCTTGCTGGCAGCATTGCATCATTGTCTCCCTTTTCAATCAATGTGGGAATTATTAGAGATGAATCAAAGGGATATGGAAAAAATAAAAGAATTGAAGGAACTATAAAACCACATATGCCAGTGTTAATAGTAGACGATTTAATGAATGGTGGAAATTCTGCGAGGAATTCATTAAAAGCATTAAAAGAAGAAGGGTTTTCTGATATATCACTTGCCACATTGATGTGGTTTGATTGGGGAAAAGGAAAAGCAAGACTTGGAATTGACAAAGGAAAATTACCATATTATTATGGTATGAGAATAAGCAAAACAGGTTCAAAATCTACTTCCAAGAAGAAACCACCACCAATATCCTCAAGAACACGACAAAGACACCCACAATTCCAAAAAAGATAAACTGGCTTTTTTTAAAAAATTGAAATAAATTAGGCTTTTCGGTTCACAAATTCTCCTAAATAGTATAGTAGGAGTATGAAGAACTTAATAAGGCATCTCTCAGTCCCTTTGTTACTGATTACAGGGTGTAGAGTCTCGCAGAAGACAAGCCTTCCCCTTTCAGACCCTCCACAAACAATTGAAACAATAAAAGAAGAACCAATCCCAAGATTTTTGGATGAGTGGTTCACCCCAACAACAATCGAAAATGACCCATATCCTTCAATATGTGGTTTACACACCGAAACTGGTTGGCTTATAGGTAGTGGAATACTTATCCGTCCAAATGTAGTTCTAACGGCTGGTCACTGTATAGAAGATGCCAATATTTCTTCTATTGTCATAGGTGATGAAGAAATAATGGTGAAAGATACGGTCTTACACCCTCGTTACAGCGATGCATTTGGGCGGATACAGAATGACATTGGACTAATATTTCTTGAATGTGATTCTAATTATGAACCTGCAACTATTGGATGCGTAGAGTGGATGGTGAGATATCAAGACATCACAACCGTGGGTCATTCTTTTGGATACAAAAAATATAGCAAACCTAATGTATTTAGGTATTTTGGAACTGTGGTAGAAGAACCGAACTACATGAAATTTATTCCAAGACCTGCAACAGTATGGCCAGGAGATAGTGGTGGTGGGGTATTTGCCGAGTTTGAAAATGAAAATTATGTCGTAGGAATTATTAGCAATTACCTTGTAATTGTAGTATTTGATGATAGAATAATAGTATCAGAATGTTCTGCAACTATTATTGTAAAATATTTAGATTGGATAAATGGGGAGGTTTTGAAAAATGAGATTAAACAGATTATTGAAATTGTTGAGGATGGACGGTAGTGTGGGAGAACGCATCGGAACTGGCGTTGTTATTATCGTTGGTTTTTTTGTCGGGTTGTATGTTGGACGACTCCTCTTAAATATATTTTAAAAATATAGGTTTGAATAAATAAAAATTATATATAATACAGTGATTAAAATAAAACATTTTATATAAATCAAAACACCGACTCCCAGAGGGAAATCGGTGTTTTTTCATTGACGGAGCAGGAGTCAGTTACTCTGTTCATGCACTAAGTAGGACTTGGAACTTCGCTACCTTTTGACCGTCTTAAAGAAGGAATAAGCATTTGGAAACTTGTGGCTCCAAGTGCTTTTCCTATTCAATATGTATAACATATATACTATAGAGCATATCTTTTTTGAATAGAGCATATCTTTTTTGAAAGGTTTTATATTTATGATAATAGCAGGAATAGATTATAGTTTAAGAAGTCCTTGTGTGTGTGTATTTACAGGAATGGAAGAAGAAGCGTTTACATTTAACCGTTGCACTTTTCATTTTCTAACGGATACAAAAAAATATGCAAAACTTTTTTTGAAGAATATACATGGCGAAAGATTTCAAGATTGGAATCAAGATTTTCAAAGATACAAATCAATTGCAGATTGGACTATGGATAAAGTAATTGGTTGTGAACAAATTTCTATTGAAGGATATTCTATGGGAAGTAAGGGTAAGGTATTTCATATTGCAGAAAATACTGGAGTTCTTAAATATAAAATTTATAATTTAGGAATACCACTTGAAGTTATTCCACCCACCACCGTAAAGAAATATGCTACTGGTAAAGGTAATTCAGATAAGACTGTAATGCACAATTCATTCATGGAAGAAACAAAACATAATTTGAGAACAAGTATTACGCCAGATAAAAAGAAAGTAGGAAATCCAGTTTCTGACATTGTTGATTCTTATTATATTTGTAAGTTTCTCTACGACAAGATTATTGAGAATGCTACTAGGAGTTAGGGTTACTCTGATTCAAGGTGCTTGAATACACGCTTTTCCAAGGCATCATGCCTCGCTTTACTGAGTAATCTTTCCTTTTGTGTTTTCGTCATTTTCTTCTGTTCACCCTCTGCGCCTTTTTTCATTTCTTTTTCAATATCAGGATGTTCTGGATCAATACCCATTTTTTCTGCTTTCTTATAGACATGCATTATATTCTTTGCAACTTGTTTGTCGCCACGCTTTCTTGGCTCATCACGAACGACTTCTCGATTTTGTCTAGCAGTTGCGGCACGGGCTGCTGTTTCAACACTTATCTCATCCAACCCAACTGCTTCGCAAACAGCCTCTGTTAATAGAATAAGGTCTTTTACTGCATCCATGATGTCACCATCAAAAGTATCTTCGTTTAGTTCATCACCAAAGTAGTTACTAAAATATTCTAATACCATAGAGTCTACTTCATCATATTCTACACCTGCATCAATTCTGCCGAGTCCTTTTTGGTGTATCTTCGTTTTTGGTTGTGATTCTATCCACGCATCTTTAATTTTTTTAACATTTTTTTCCTTCGCATCCAACCGAGGCTTCGGCCGTTTAGCATATCGCAGCATTCCTGTTTTTCGATGGTAATCATCACCCCAATTGGGGTGATCGCCTGGATTCCAGCCCGAGGGTTCGTATGGACCCTTGTCATATCTCATTTCCTGTTTCTTAATGGCTGCTCTTGCTTGGCCAACTGATAGTTTCCCTGCTTTTGCCTTTCTTACCGTCTTCTGTACACCTTCATCCAACCATACTTGTTGTGCCGCTTCGTATAAACTGTTATGTGATTTTCGTTCCATTGATTTCTCCTAGAATGGTTGTAATATGTATAAAAATTACTACTTATGCCAACCATTCTTTATTTTAATTTTGGCAATAATATTCTTAGTTAAGGCACTTGTCATCCGTGAAGCAATTCCATCTTGACCAAAAATGGCTTTTCGTTCCTTATTAGAAAGTTTATCTTTCATTGCTTCTACCAGTTGAACAATCTCTAGCATTGCTTTCTCGTTGTTCTTACCGTTAAGTAGCATATATGCAACAATAACAACAGTCAATAAGAATCCACCGATTAGAACATATAGTCCTACCTGTGCGATTTCTTCCATGTAAAATTGTGATGCTGATGCAAATCCTACCGTCAAGAATCCAATTCCTAATAGTGTTGCACCGAGTTTTCTGGAAACCCAGAACATTACAAACGCACCACCAATAATCATTGCAAATCCTATTACAAAGAATAGTGTTATAGAATTATAAAGATTTTCGAGTGCTTCCTTACGGACTTCCCTATCGGACTGTTCGTACTCTTTGACCAGTTCCTCTAGTTCCTCTATCTGACCAATTGCGGCTGAAACTCTTGTGTTTGCTTGCTCCAAATCTTCTAGAGATTCTTCTATCCTTATCTGTTCCTTTTGTGCATCGTCCACAGTCTCTTTGATTGCCTCTGCTGAGTCCTCTATGCTCTCTAGAGTCGGGTCGATGTTGTAATTTTTGTCCTCTGGAACTAGTGCAATGTCGTTTAGAATTGAATTTGCTTCCTCGTCTATCTTTTCCAGAT